TTGCTAATCCTTTAGTAAATGACTGACCAAGGTAATATGTTCTATTATTTATTGAGGTGGAGAGACCACTAAATGTAGTGCTAATCGACAAATTAGAACTACCACCAACAATAATTCTATTACCTCCAACAACAGGATCTGATGTAAATCTTGTTGTATCATAACCATATGTTGGATTTGTTTGTGCAGTACCTACAGTATTAAAACCAGCAATGGTTCTATCTTGCCAATACTTTAAAACACCCGTAGTTTGATCATAACTAACAACTTTACCAACAGCAGTAACTCCTGTACCTACAGTCTGTGTAATCAAACTATCTGGAGTATAAGTCACTGAACTATAACCAGTACCAGCTAATCTTAACGCATAAGTAGCAGATGCTTTGTCAAGACTAAGCAACTGTGTAGAACCCCATGCATATGGATTTTCAAGAATACCAATTCTCGCAAACTGGTTTCCAGTAATAAAGTCTGGGTTTTCTGCGTCATTTTCAATTCGAGCATAAAGCAAAGCACTAGATGCACCCAATTCACGGTAAATATCTTTACCATGTCCTCCTGGTGGAGGGATAATTACATCAAGAGTTGGTGCAGCTGTTGGAGTTGGTACAGAACCACCAGCTAAGTCAACGTTACCGTAGGTATATCCATACCCTTCGTTTGAAATAGTAACACTTTCTATTTGCTGGTCGTTATTAACAACAACAGTACATTCTGCATTAAATCCATCACCCTTAATTGGAACTCTTGTATAAGTCTGGTTAGCAGTACCAATACCTGTTCCTCTATTCTTAATAACAACAACTTTTATACCACCATCAACAGCATTATTTCTAATAGCACTATCAGTTGAATTAGTTTCCCAGTTTTCAGGAACTGGCATAAAATCAGTAGAGTCAAATTTAATCAAATCTGCAGGCTTAATACTATAAAGATACTTCCAAAGATATCCATCACCAGAAGTACCAGCAATTCTTGGTTCTAAATCAGTAAAAGTTGGTTCATCTAGAGAAGGTTTTCCATCTGGTGTTTCTGGAGTGGTTCCATTTTGTAAACAAATGTAAACTCTATAATCACTATTTACGATGAAATAGTTCGCTGTATATAATGTTGTTCCTCCAGAGTTCTTTGGTGGATTAGTAATACTATAATCATGCCTATAGTAATCGTAAGTTGTACCAGAACTCCATTGATTTTTTTGTACTATTTGCTTAACATCGGCAGGAGTTATCTTTTTAACCGCTATCATAGTATCATAATAGTCATTCGAATCAGAAAAACTATCTACTGGAGATGGCGGTGCTGAATCCCAATCAGATTGAAGAGTTGTTGGGTTAGGAAGACCAACAAATGCGTAATAAGCATTAATGTTTGTAGAAACACCAGCTACAAAATTCTTCGCATTCAATATTCGTATCTGATCAGTTATAATTGCAGCCATTGAACTTTACGTAATACTTTTTTTATATATTTAGACAACATAATTTGTAGATTTGAGATTATCACGTCTCTTGATCTGTGGCCCAGTCTTAATACCAGTAACACCATCAGTTAAATCAATTGTATATGATGTTGAAATCATTCTACCTTGAGACTTAAGTAACCCCCAACTATATTCTCCAATAAATGCAGTACTAATACCTTGATTTAAAGTAGAATAACCTACAGTATTTTGTAAACCATTCCAACCCAAAACTCTACAGAAGACTCTTCTTGAATTATTTACAGTGTCAGATCCATATCCAACAGTTGACAATCCAACATAATGGGAAACTTCGTATATATTATCTAAAGCAGTTGTACCAATTCCAATATAATTACCTGCCATATTTACAGAAGTAACACCAGAACCTAAATTAGAACCACTAACCATAAAGAATGAACCAGTCTGCAATCCACTTACCGAAATTGGGTCTGGACTTGTAACCTTCTCATCTCTTAAAGGAGATTCGTCAGGAATCCAAAGATCAAATACAATAGCAGTTCCTACTCCAATTGGCGCACCATTTGCATCAGAAATATTAGAACATATACCAACACCACTAACAATACCATAATCACCAGTATAACTATCAACTGTATTCTCCTCTCTTACATAATCGGGAGAAGAAATAATTACCACAGGTGGTTTAGCAGACGTATAAGCAAGTCCAGGAGATGTTATAGTAATAGAAGTGACAACTCCAGCAGTTATAGATGCAGTTGCTTTTGCTGCAGCAGTAGTACCAATGCCCACGAAAGGAGTTCCTGCAGCACCAACAGGATATTGAATACTCACAGTAGGAACAGCATTGTATCCCCTACCGCCCGTTGAAATAGCAACAGATGATATTGTATTTCCAACAGAAACTATTGCAGTTCCAGCAGCACCAGCGAATGTTTCATAATGACTACTTGCATTAACTATCTGGATATTCTTCTGGAATTCCCTAGTAACTGGGTTTTCATTTTCAGGGTCAAAGAATGGTTTGCAATTATCAACCCATATAGCGGTAGAACCAACACCAACACTTTGAATTAGATATGCAGTTGGGAAAATATTAGGTTCTAACAGAGGACGATCTTTACGAATAACTCTACCATCAATAATCTTATCTTCCGTTTGCTTAATCCAAGCAACAGGTCTTACTTCAGTGTCATCATCACCCAATCCACGTCCAAAATATGGATTAGTGTCAACTGCGTCTGAAGATTTAACATCAACAACAGTTCTTGGGAATTCAGTGAAATCTCTAGTATTATACTTACGATCATATCCAAGTACTAAATCATCACCCCTCTTAACAGTTTCAACAATATCTCTATCTTTTACGTCTTCACCACCAGTTCCTCTATAGAAGAATAAATTCATTGTATCACCTGATTTTGGTGCTTCAGATAAAGTTATTGTACCACCACCGCTGAAGGTAAATCCTTCTCCAGGAACTTGTAAAACATCATTTATTGTAAGAATAATTGTATCTTGAACTACTATAGGAGAACCAGATTTTGCCTGAATAGCATAAGGTTCACTACCAAGACTAAATGGGAATGCTTTTCTAGATCCATCAAATAAATGTGCAAAACTATCAAGTTGCTGAAGTTCACCTAAAGTCCACATATTAAATTCGTCATGCCTAACTCTTTCAAGAGTTAACTGGAATTCTTTAAATGTACCACCTCGAACCGTAGGAATTCCTACAATTGTTGGTTCAGATGTAGTAAGAGATGTGGGAACTGTAAGAACTTCATTAGCACCATAACCATATCCAAGATTTGTAATTTCAAAGTCAATTACACTTGAACCAGCACTAACAGTAATATTTGCTCTTGCTTGAGTACCACCAACTCCAGTTGGATTACCACTATACCAAAGAGGAATATCTTGATAAGGAGTTGGAGGATCAATTATTGCGTCAAATGTTGATGAACCTGTTCCAGGGAATCCTGGTACTGGATCTGTATATGTAACAGCAATACTTACGATACCGCCATTAATGACCGCTGCTGTTCCAATATATTGAAGAGTAGGAGTTCCAGTAGAAGTAGTAGCAGCAACAGCAACTCTAACTTCAGTTGCTATTCCAACACCACTAATTGATGAATTAGATGCAATTCCAGCAGAACCAGGTATTACTCTATAACCAGAACCACTATAACCAATACTAACAGCAGTAATAATGCCAGAAGAAGCAAAACGAATGGTTGCACCAGCAGAAACTAATGGTTGTAATCCAAATCCTTCAGTAGAACCAACAGAAATAATTTGACCACCACGAGGAATTGATGCAGTATTTGGATCATTAGAAATTGATGCTGCAAGACCTGTAAATGTTATTGAAGTAATTCCAGAAACTTCTGATAACATATAGTCATTTACTTCTCCTGCTCCTTGTAATATTCCATTAATTAATACAATAGCATTTTGTGTGGAGATACCAGTAATATTGGCATTATTTACTTTAAGATCAAATGGATCATCATTAGTACCTTTTTGACCATTGAAACTCTCTGAAAGATCGTCAATAACATAATTTGTAGTATATGCGTCATAATTGGAACCTTTAACACCAGAACGCATAAAGACTCTTCCACTGAAACTTGAATGTGTTGTTACACCTACCCAATCTATATCATTAGGATGAGTTGACTGTTCAGGTTCTTCGCCAAAAGGTGCATCAGAGAAACTAATTTGATTATTGATGATATTATAATCACCTGATAATTTGCTAACTGCAGTATGTGATGAATGTCCTACAAGAGTAGTACCCATCCAATGACGATGGACTTTAACAGCATTTGCAGCACCAGCACTTGGACCTATTGCAATAACCTTCATTATTTCATCATCAATCCGAATATCATCACCACTATAGAAAGATGTTATTCCTGTCATATACAACAAATCACTACTAGCATCAAGAGCTGTTGATAGTGAAGCTGCAATACCACTATTAGTAACAGGTGCTTGAATTACATTATCAATTGATACTAATGCTCTAGTATTTTCTGTGCCATATTTAGCCGTAATACTATGAGATGTTCCTATTCCAACAGAAGTAAAGTCTAGTGGTACAACTGGATTGGATAGAGCATCTGCTGCTGAAGCGCAAAGTTGAATCTTATTATCATCTTTCTTATAAACAAATACATTATCTGGTATATACGTTACTGTTGCTCCAATACCAGCGAAATAAGTAGCAGCAATTCCAATAGAATCTCCAGTTGTACCAACACCAGTAACAGTTCCACTATTCTTAATGGAATATACAACTTCTTCACCACTTACAAAATAATGGTTAGGAAGTGAAATTGTATTATTAGTAAGATCTACAACATCAGTGTCAACAGCATTGAAATCCTTCTTAAAGACCTGATTATTGTTATGAAGTATATCAAATTCTGTTCTCTTACCAAAGAAGGTTCCATCATAAACATTCCACCCACTTCTGATTGCAGCAGTACCAAAATCAATTTCGGCAGGTCTAGATGAATTCTCTTCAATCCTCATAACATTCATAAATGTCTTAACTTCTATTGCATAGTTTCCACCTGGAGTATAAGTTAATTCCGTAACATCACCTGTTCTAATTCCACCAACAGTACCTAAACCACTATATGCTAAAGCATTAGATGAAGGTTCTGTTTGTAAATTTCCATACTCATTAACATAAACATTAGTATCATCATCTACCATCATAACTTCAAAGAATTCATATCTCTTATTTGTTGTATCAGAAACCTGAACTATACAATGAGCCCCATCAAATTGATTAATATAACTTGCAATACCTACAGTTGTAGCAGTTCCTGCAGCAGGAATAGAAGTTGTATTAGTAATCATTTGAGAATTTCTTAACCCATATGTACCAACACCACTAAATGTCTCTGATGAAATACCAATCGTAAGAGAATTAATCCATGCAGTCTGAATACCAGCATTTGGTGTATATCCAATCTTTATAGCAGCAGTAGTTCCAACACCAACCACATAAGGTCTAAATGTACCTAAAGAACCACCAACTAAAGGATCTCTTCTTGAATGGATACTTAATTGACCATAATCATGCCAAGTTACATTACCATTATCATCACGAAGAACACTAATTTCAGTATATTCTAAACCACCATCACTTGTTGCTACAGAAACAACAACTTTACCAGATCTTGGATTGAATAATTGATTTTCTGCTGTACTAATTCCAGCAATTCCAGGAAGACTTGTTAAAGCAACTCCAGTAGTAGATGCAGTACCAACAGTAAGAACATCAACTTCTAATGGAATACCACTTGCATGACTATGTGCTGCTCCTGCTAATACTACAGAAGAACCAATACTAACTACTGCACCTTCTGGTGAAGAATCCGTTCCAACTACTGTACTACCAGCAGATGTTAATACAGTAGATAATCCTAGTTCATCTAAATTAGTAGATAATATAATAACATTATAATTGTTATAACGATATTTTGTTGGATGGAATTGAAGAACTGCTTCATCACCATCAACTACAGAATCCATTTGACCAAGATTGGTAACAGTTTCTGTTCCACCATATTGGTTGATCATTGAATGACCACTATTAGGGTCATACAATGCATTAACCATTAATACTTGTCTTTCTTGAGTGAATAACCTATCCCTTATATAAACAAGGAATCTATTCTTTTTATTATTAGTAATATCCCATCTACCAACTTCAGACCAACGTTCTATCCTTTCAGTATGTCTAAATTGAGGACTAATATCATCTATTTTAAGAACTCTGTTTCCAACAGATTCAGCATAATCAATTAGAATACGATTTTGGAATGTAACTTCATCAGAGAAATTACCTTCGGCAGGAGCTCTTGATTTTAAGTTCTCTGTGACTAAATCAAAATTGTTATATCTATGAATATTCTCATAATTTTGTATATTAATGATACCAGTAACAGTTCCTGCAATTCCAACTTGCATATCATTTGCCATTGAAACAGGAAGTTTAGACTCAACTTGAAGTTGACTATATTTTTTAAATCCTGCGGTATGGTTTAAAGTATTAACAATATCTTTCCACTTATCAAAGAATACTTTAGATTTAACTGCATAAGAGAAACTCTGATAAAATTCATTATCATGTACTCTTTGAAGAATGTTATTCAAGAATCCAGTTTGATATTCCCAACCATTATTAACCATTGAGAAGTAATCTAACTTATAATAACTATCAAAAGTCATAACAATTTCAGAAACTGTTCCTTTCGCACCAGTTTCTAATGATTCAATCAATCTACCAACTTCAAAATCATTACTAGTTTCTACAGTCAACCACTTACTTTCTGGATCATACTCATAAGCAAGACCCTGCACTGGACCAACACTAGTCTCTGAATACAAAGTCTCATTAGCATTAAAAATGTTAGGTTTAATTTTGGGTGCAAATTGAGGGAAATTTCTTGATTGGATTAATACTCCAGAAGATAAAGCAGCATTAAAGTTACCAGGTATCGATCCAGATGGAACAAGACCAGCCATACTATAGGTTACAACACCAACATTACCTAAATTCTCATGAGTAGAAATAACATTAAAACTTTGATAATCATAATATTGAGAATCATATCCTAAACCAGTAGAACCCACACCAACACTAACATTTTCTATGAATAACTTATCACCAATTTCAATTGGAAACTCATCAGTCAAACTATATGCAACTTTTAATGTTGCTGCAACTGTTTCTGTAGTAGGATCATAGACAAAATTAGTACATCTAATACCATTTGGATTGTTTACAGGAATAATAAATGGAGTTACATTAGATAATCCATATGTATTTTGAACTATATCAACATATCCAGGTTCATCTGGAGTTTCGAGATTATATCTTAAATCTACATCATCAACTTTCTTTCTAGTAACACCATCTAGAACAACCAAAGCAGGTGGAGTATTATATCCCTTACCATAAGAAGTAATACCAATAGACTCAAATCCAGATAAAGCATCAATTTTAATAATAGATGGAAGTTTTGCTTGAGGTCTTAAGGTAAAATCGCAAGGATAATCAAAACCAATATTTTCTATTTCGGTAGTCTTTGGTTTACCAATAGTTTTACTAGATGCTTCTAGAATTGCACCAGTACCTGATTGGGTAGTTATTGAAGTAATTCCAGGTGCAATTCCCCTAGTTACAGTTGAAATTCCAGGTAACCTCTTATACCCCTTTCCTTTATCAGCAAGAGAAACGTGTGCAATAGGACCATATGCAGTCTTGGAAGTAGTTGTATAATTTAATTTTGTTGTATCAGATGCAGTATATGAAGGTACTTCAGGATATCTATCAAGATCATATACAAATGTATTATCGGAATTTGCAATAATCTTAAATTTCCCTTCATAACGACTAGTCTTGATATTAATTGTATTATTACCTTGAATCTTGGTATCTAATACAAGTTCTTTGTTTACTTGTGGGTTATCAGTAGAAGTATTAGCAATAATATTATAATAAAGTATTTTTGGAGTATACTGATTAACTTTTAATGTTACCTTACCATCAATACCAACAGTACCACTTGAAGTAACTTCAAAAGTATCTTCCATTTCGTTAGACTCATACCTATGAATGAAATTAGAATCCTTATAAATCTCTAAAGAAAATGCTGGATATGTTGTAACACCTTTTACATAAGATAAGGAAGAATCTGATAAATCAAAAGTTACTGTACCATTTTTATAAAATTCCAATGGTGGATTAACTATATTAAGTGTTCCTCCTGCATTATTATCGTAAAGATGAACAAAACTAGGTCTTCTTTGACGAGTTTGGAATCTACTACCACAAAGTTTAATTTTATCTTTGTTAATAACATATACAAAATATTCTTCATCATTCACTAAACCATTTGTAGGAGTACTAGCAGTGTATATAACTCTTTGACCAGTTTGTAGTTCATGGTTTACAATCTCAATCGCATCTGGAATATCAACCAGTGATGACGCAGTTGTAATACCAGCAGTAGTGAAATCTAATGTCCTGGCAATTAACTTTCTATTTGAAGCATTATATTTGATAGGTACAGTTGTTGTAATCCCCGCATCAACAGTTAATTCCACAACATCATTATGCATTAAACCATGTGTGTTAGAAGTAGAAACTGTTATCTTATTCTTTTCTGCAGAACCAGTAACTACATCAACACCATAATTGGTTTTTAAACTATGATATCTACCTGTTCCAATACCCAAGAAGTAAATTAAACCCTGACCCTTTGTCGTAGCAGCAGTTCCAACAAAAATATCTGTTGCAGTTTGTTCACCCTCTGTACCAATACCTACAGAAACAGTTGATAATCCAATATAATCGTCTCCAAATCTTGCAACAAATAATGGAGTATTTTCTGGAAGATTTGTATTATATGGATTTACAATATCTGCAGAAGCAGCATTGGTTGCTATTCCTATAGAATCTCCAGTATTTCTGCTGTAAATAACCGTATCACCAGTCATTAATTTATGATTTGGTAGATAAATCTGCCTTGCTGGAATAAACAAACGATTTATACCACCACCTGGATTTTCAAAACTTACAGTAGTTCCAATACCAACTCCAGTTACAGAACTTATACCAAGAGACTCTCTTGGATCAAAATAATATTCATGCTGAACCTTATCCTTAGATGTTGTAGTAAATCCAACATCTATTACAAATTTTCTAGGACGTTCTTCAATAACTGTTCTTATAGTATGAGATGCCCCAATTACACCATCCTCAAGATTATTTTGATTTCTTAAAACTCTTATTCTAGAATTTCCTGCATCAACCTTCAATATTTTAACTTCTTCCCGCATAGTACCAAGACCAACACTCAAAACATCATTTTCACGTAATGCAACATTGTTTAAAGGAGCATTTGGTGAGTTTAAACCACCTTGAACTTTAAAGTAAGTAACAAGACCAGTGGCAGCAACAGTACCAATACCTTCAGCAACAATTAATTTTGCTGATGAAATTCCAACAGTGAATGTTTTACCACCAAGAGCAGAAGAGGTAGTAGACATTCCAGAAACATAAACCTTATCTAAATTCTGAAGATCCACTGGTGTTGTATGAACCCCAACAAATCTTCTATTTACGTCTGATGGATAGAATTCAATATTATTTAATTTTGTATTAGTTACAGTAAGTGTTCCTATTCCAACACCAGTAACCTTCGATACTTTTGCTACTGCCTGGAAATTATCTGCAACTTTTTCCTCAAAAACTACTTTATCACCATTTTTATATCCAGATCCACCAGTAACAATTCCTATCCTATCAATTGATCCCTCTTCAGCGTATTTAATAATAGAATCTTGAGTTATATACTTATAAGATTGCTTCAAATAATCATAATAACTACTATCTTGAAGTAATTCGTATGGTTCAGTATTTCTTATCCAAGTAGTATCATTTAAATCAATTTCATCTTGATTAGTTCTGGATAAAGTATTAAATTCATTTGGTTGTGCATCATAATATTCTCCCAACAAATATGGGAATACAGGTCTCTTATAATTATTAAAGACATCAGATGCATCTGCAGTTACTGTCTGTTCATGAGTAGCAAAATATGCATAAGTCCCTTTTGGATACTCTGGAGTTATACCATATCTTCCATTATTCTCATCAAGATAACTTTCATCAGTAGAACTATTCCAAGTAAAATCTTCAATAAAAAATTCTGATGGGAAAACACTTAAAGGTGGTCTATTTGTCTTATAATCCAGAGAATATCCAGATTTCATTTGTGTAATGTTACCACCAGACTTCTTCTCATATCCATAAGGACCATAAATTGGATTTCCATCATATGCCCATCCAATAATTGGTGAATGTCTGGTCTTATCTTCTTCAGTTATACCATTTAGAAGAGATAAATCTTCTACACCATATATTGGTTTACCCTCTGCATCGTTCTGATAAATGACTTTTCTTAAACTTCTAGGTGCATATGCATAAGAACATTGTAATCCTCTATGAAGTTGTGTTGCTTTCTCTAGGAAAACATCTGAACCATCTATGTTATTATAGTTCTTTTGAACTTCATTAACTTGCCAAGTTTGAATATTACCCAAGAAAATAGCAAATTCGCCAGCAGGCTCTACAGTTAACGCAGTTGTAGATTGTCCATAACCAACACCTTTCTTGTTAATTTTAATAGATACAACTTGCCCATTGACAATTTCTGGAACTAATTCAGCACCTGTTCCAACACCAGCAACAGAAATTGCAGGTGGAGTGTTAAATGAATCACCTCTATTGTTAATAGCAACGTCAATAATTTCCCCATTAGCAACAATAGGCATCAATTCACAGTTTCTTCCAGTGTACATATCAATTCTTGGTTGCCTATTGAAATTCATTATTTCAGAGGCACCATATCCAACACCATTATGTGTCAAATGTACTGAAGTAACTTCTCCCCTAACAAGAGGTTGAGGAATACATTGGAAAGTATTTCCTTCTATGGAATCAATACCAACAATACCTTCCACCTTAATCTCAATTGGTGGATAATTAAAGTTATGAGTTGCTACACCAGAAGATCTTAAATTCTCATGTTGTCTTGTTTTAAAGTAAAAATCTTTAACAGTTGTTCCAATACCAACAGAACAAACCTTAAATGAATTCTCTGTTAAAACATCAATATAATATTCATTACCACTAGTTAAACCTTCTATTTCTGTTCCGTCAGGATCTTTAGTATATACAACAATCTCACCTGTCTTATAATCATGATTGTGAATTGATATAATATCAAGTGCAGTATTAACACCAACGGGATTACAAGTTTTATGCTTATTCTCATATCCTTCACCAGAATCTAACAAGTTAATAGTACCAACTTGTGCCTTTCCATTTAAGGATCTAAATATATGGTTTCCTTCACCAAAACCAGTTATTGCTACAGTATTAACTCCAGCAATACATTCATTTTGATCAGTATGAAGTCTAATTGTTTTGTTATTAAACCAAGTAGTTCCACCATATCCAACCCAACTATCAATAGTAGACCAATTTCCAACATTTTGCGTATTAACATAATAAACTGCACCTGTATCTAATCCAGAAAGTGCCTTTTCACCAGAGGTCTCATATACAACTCTTTCATAATTTCTAAACTTATGATAAGTTAAGAATCCAACGTTATAACCACCATATGTAGTGATTCCAAGAGCATTTGTCGCTACATCTGTGTTTAAACCAACTGTTTGTGAAAGAGAACCAGCATTAAAAACTACCTGATGAGGTACAGTTACTAACTTACATTCTGCTCTTGCACCCTCACCATTACCCCCACTAATGGAAATAGTAGGAACTTCTGTATAATCAAATCCTGGATCTAATACTCTAATTTCTTGGAATTTTCCTCTTGTTGCAACAAACCCAGTAGCACCTGCTCCAACACCATCATTAACCGCTAAAACAGGAGGATTTATAACATCATAGTATCTTCCACCACCAGTAACATCAATACTATTAAGTGTACCATAATATACCAAATCTTTAGACTTATAACTTAAAACTTCAACACCATTAATTAAAACACCATTATAACCAATTGTTGTTGGATATTTTTTACCATCATAAACTGGAATATCAATTTCTCTGAAGATTTTCTGTGGTTGTATTATTTTTCCATGAAAATCATACTTTTCAAAGGTATTATTTGTAATGGTTGTAAAAACAGTAGCTTCAGATATCTTTTGATAATTACCATCATAAAGGTTAGATGTAGATTTTGCTAATTTAATATCATTCTTATTAATTCTTTCTACAAAATAGAGACCCTCCGAAAAGAGGAAACTCATAACAGTTCCATTAGTATGCTTTTGTGGCGTATAATAAATGGCATCACCAGTAAAGAAATTGTGATCATTACTACCAGTTGTAATACCAATAATTGTATCAGCACCTCTAAAAGTACCAGAAAGTGTAATTTTTTGAGTATCTGGATCTAAATTAGCATCAGAAAATGATGGTAAAGATTGAGATGCTATTAAATTCTTGGTTGTTGAAAGAGTATGAGCATATCCAACCTCATCCATATAAACATTTTGAATATTTGCTGTAAAATCATTCAAATATGGATATAAGGATGAATTTGGTTTAGTGATTTTTTTAGTTACACTGGTAACAGCAGTAACATCACTTATAAGTGCTCCCCTACACCTAAACTTTAAATTACTAAGAATATCACTTACAGTATAAGTGCCAGATAAAGAAGAATCTTTTGTGTTTATGTTTAAAATATCACCAAGTCTAATTCTATGGAAATCCTTGGTTGTTATCGTATAAGTGTTATTAGATGCGTCATATAGAAATACACCATCGGAGGAAACAGGCACCCCTGCAGCGGCACCTGGGGACGACTCAACATCATATCTGGGAGATATGTTATAGATCCAATTATTTGATTTAAAGTCAGTAGAAACCGCTACTGTTCCTAATGACTTTAATTTAATCTTTGCACCTTGTTTTTGGTAATAAGTTTCAGAAGAATCTAGACTGTTTAATACACTTGTAATTCTTACACGTATACCATCTGTGGATAATCCAGCAGTAGCATCCGCTTTACCTAGTGCATATGCATAACTATTTTGTTTAATAGGTGTAGTGCTTTTAATAGCAGTTGTAATGCCAGTAACACCTAAAAATTGAGTATTATTTGTACCGCTATATGTAACTATACCTGTTGTACCATTTCTATACTTAAAAGTAAGAGCACCCTTATTTGGGAATCCTATAGTTGAGTCAACATCAATATAAGTTTGTCCAGTACCAACAGAATCAACTATTATATCTCCTACTGCCCTTGTTGTTGCATGAATACCAAAAGAACCATACAATAACTCCGTAGAACCGTCCTTGGTGCCGAAAGAAGCGTCTATACTGACCTTGAAGTAAGTATCAGTCAAAAGACCCACTCTAATGCGTTCTACAGCGGATACAGGACCATATGCCTTGGATAGGTTCTCGTATGGATCTTGGAAAAGAGTTCTATTGACTAAATCTTGAGGATCTCCTTGTATTGGTTCAACAATTAAATCACGAGTTTTCCTATAATTCGCATTTGATGGCGAAATTACGTAATCTGCAGGTTTAACAATATCAACATCTTCATTATAGAGAGATTTGAATAAAATTTTGAATGATTCTTCAGTTCCTCTTGAATTATAAAAATCCTTTGAATGTCTAATAAATTGTGCTGCATTTAGACCTGGATTTAGATCTTTTTGGAATCCTGGAAGGAATTGTTGCTTGGATTTTCTTAAAAATTCCTCTAAAAATAAAATACTTAAGTTTTCTACTACTCCACCAGAAGTTCCAACCCCAACAGCATGTTTTTCTGCTTTACTAGGTGAAAAAATGAAGTTTTCTGGGTCTTCTGGGTTCCTATATGACGTAATTCCACTAAATCCACGAATACAACCCTTAAAAGCAGTTGTTCCAATACCAGTATATGTAATAATCTCATCTTCAATCTTCAATAATCCCCAACTATCAGGGAATCCTTCTGTACTATCAACACTAATTTCTGTATCAAACTCATTAATAGGATTATTAAGTGTAGTAAATCCTACAATATGACCTGATTTGTTTAACTGAATATAGGAATCAATATTGTTGATTATATCAATTGGACCACCTTGATATTCCTGTGCTTGATAATATTGACTCAAAAACTCCCCAACTAAAGGATTTTCCTCCCTTACGTAGGTTGGTAGTTGGTCCTTTACAACTTTATTAATCTGGACCCGTTTTTTAGTGTCGATACGTTTTGCCATTTGTTATCTTACAATCGTTCTATCGTTATAACTTGGGGAAACAGTATAAGTAGATCCAGATGGGTCAGCACCAGAAGCAATTTCATCAACAACCATTTCTACGTTACTAGTATCTAGTTGCAAATAAAGATCTTGTAATCCAATAACATCATTTGACTCTGGAATACCAGATATTTCCATAATATCTTGGTTATCTTTAACCTTTCCAGCAGTAATATTGATAGGATTTAATGTAATACGACCTTTTACGTAGTCAATTACACCAATATTCTGTCTTTGTATTATTGGAGTTGTTGATCCTGGAGAATCTAAAGAGAATAAATTAATAGTTCCTTTCTTTTTGTCCGTATTTGGGACATCGTACAAGTAAACTTCAGGTACAATATCCAATACTCTGAATGCACTTGATCTAATATTATGACCATCCATTGATGCAATATGGAATTGATTACCAAAATCAATGGCATATTCCGCAAATTGGTCGATTGCAAGTCTCAAATCTCTTCTTATTTGGATATTTGTTATGTTGGAGGTAACCGATTCGTGACTTTGATCTATTATTTTCAAGAATTTACTGTACTTAAATCGTGCTCCATATCTATTTAGCTCCGAAGATTCTGCCAATTTATTAATATTTGCTAAAATTGTCGTAGAAACGAACTCAACATTAGGTGCCAAACTTGTATTATAGTAAACATTACTATCAGTTTCAAGATAAAGGTACTTAAGATCAAGAATTTCAGGTACAATTCCTGCTACAGCATACCTTTTTAGGTCTCTTTTAATGTTTTCTTTGATTGCATTCGGTACAAAATCACCAGTTCTTGGTTTTATACTGATAAAAACCTTTCCATATTGAGGTGGAACCAATTCTTCACCTCCAAAAACGGAAATTGACTCCGCTTCAGGGTAAATTTTGTTAG